GATGTCGGCATCCCACTCATCGGTCGTGCCTGCATGGCGGCGATCTGCACGCGCCAGTCTCTCAACTGATGCGACGGTGCTGGCGGCAGCGAGCTTGGCAGCAACTCTTGGGTTTTCAGTGCGCAGCGCAGCATGACGACAGACATGCCGGATGAGGTCGGTGGCAGCCAGCGTATCCTCGGTGCGCCAGCGCTGACCGTCCCACATCAGCCACTTGCCCCATGCTGCGACATACCGCCAGTCAGGGTGATAACGGCGCGTGAACGAGAGCGCCAGCGCATCGTCAGTTCCCCACACCGTCTGCTCGGATTGAGAATCCAATTCGGTTTCCGGCGCGTCGTCCGGGAGATGCATTTCCATGCGCGGGCCACTGGCAAGGAATGTGGTCACATCAAACCCGTCTGCAATGGCGTCCGCAGCATCCCATCCTTCGGGGCGATCCTCTGGCGGCAATAGGATGGCGCACGAGATAGCACCGGCAGCCAGAGCAGCCTGACCAGCGTCCTGCACATATTCCCAGCCGGGTTTGTCCTTGTCCGGCCAGATCAGCACTCGCTTGCCAGCCAGCGGCGACCAGTCGGTCTTGTCGACCGGAGCCTTGGCTCCGTGCATGGCTGTGGTGGCGCAGACACCATGGGCAATCAGGGCCTGCGCGCATTTTTCGCCCTCGGCCAGCACCACGACATCGGATGCTGCCATGCCCGGCTGGTTGTACAGCGGTCGCGGATCGGGCGGTGCCATCCTTCGACGCTTGGCATCCCATGGTCGGAACTCCTTGCGACGGCCCGGCGGGTCGTAGCGGTACACCACGGCGATCAGTTTGCCGTCGGAATCACAGTAGTCCCATTTGGCGGTGGCAGGCCCGAGATCATCGACCGGCGCTTCGCGCTTGGCTTTGCGTGGCGTCTGCACCGGGGCACGTCCAACCAGATCGCGGGCATGATCGAGCACGTTGGCGAAATCGCTATGAGCATCGCAGCCATGGTGCCGCGCAATCAAATCGAAAATATCGCCGCCGCTGCCATCGGCCCGGTCTGTCCAGAGTCCTGCTTTGTCGCCGGTGAGCACGACCTCCAGGCTGTCGCCGGGACTGCCCAGCACATCGCCGATGTGGAATTTGCCGTGCCGCTTTTTGCCTGCCGGGAAGAGCGTGAGCAGCACCGACTCCAGTCGGAGCAGCAGTGCGTTTCGAACTTCGTCTCGATCCGATTCGCGTGGCTGGATTGGCTGGGATGGGGGGTCGTTGAAGTCCATCATTTTGCACCTGACTTTCTTTTGGTTTTTTTGTGGGAGGAGGGCACGACCGGAGGCAGGTAGTGCGCCTGCCGAGCGACTTGCCGAACAAACTCCGGATGCAGGCCGATCAGATCGGCGATGCGTTCGAGGTCACGTCCTTTCAGAAAGCGAATCGCCCTGCGTCGGACGTAGTCGTCGACCGACACGGCATCGGCCATGCCCTGACAGATCACGGCAACCATCAGCCTGGTTTCCGGTTTTGGGGCGAAGGCATGACGCAGGAGCAGTCGTTCAATCGCCCGAATCCCGACCAGTGGCCGGTTCGGATGTGTGGGGATGAGGGCTGCGTTCATGCGGACCTCCAGCAGCGATCCTGCCAACTGCAGAACTTGCACTCGATGTGGGTGGAATCACTGAACGACCGGGGCAGCAGTTCTCCGTGCTCGGTGGCTGTGATGATTTTCACGGCGCGGTCGGACGCCCGTTGCGCCAGCACCGCATCGAACGGCACCAGTTCGAACCACAACTCCTGCGTATCCTTGTTGATGGCGGTGAACAGCGCCGGGTTGCGGCTGATGCCATCGACGGTGGATTCCATGTACGCCTGGTAGATCGCCATCTGCGCGGCATAGACCGGCTTCGAAACCGATACACCGCGCTTCACGCAGTCACGCCAGTTCTGCGCGTTCATGGTCTTGCACTCCCACAGCATCGGGAATGACCAACCGAGATCGGCGGGGGCTGCCATGACGATGCCATCGACGTGTCCCTGGATCAGACCGTCACACACCGAGAAACCGAACTGGCCACCCGAACGGGTGCGGGTGTAGAGATCGAAACCGGACATGCGCAGCCAGCGGATCGCCAGATCTTCCAGTACATGGCCGACCTCGAAGATACGCAGCACCCGACCATCGAAGGCACGATCGGGATCGGCGGGCGCTCCCGCGAACTCATACTGCAACGCCCGGTCGCAGGCCACGCCCAGACGGGATGCGCCGAGATAGGTGCGCCGTTCCTGTCCGGCACGTTCGGCGGTGAGTGCCGCATTGATGTGCGCGGTGATTCGGTCATGTAATTTGGGACGTGAGTTAAAGTCCAGCATCACGCACCGCCTTTCTGGGGCTGAGGTTCCTCCCATGGCAGATCGCTCTTGAGATCGGCGAACGGGTCCTGCACCACATTCGGCAAACCCCGCACTGCGGGGAATGACGTCGAGGCGTGCCGTTCGGCCATCGCATCCACGAAGCAGGAAACGATCGCATCGCAGACCTTGAGTGCCTCGGACTCGCTGTATTGGCCGAGCGGTTTATCGAAGCCGATCTCGCTAGCCGCTTCGCCGAACGCCTTCAGGCAACGGCGGATGGCGGCCTGCTCGTATTCGGTCGCATCAATCATGGGAAGCTCCTTTGCCCTGTCTTCCGCGTCGGTGCGCAGGTTGTAGAACCGATGGAATGCGTCCTGACAGCGTTTTGAGCAGAACACCCAATCGACGGGATAGCGCCGGGGATCGGCGATGGAATACCGCGTATCGGTGATTCCAAAGCCACGCGCCTCGCGTGAACAAATCCAGCATTTCACGATCCCTCCTCACTGTGCCCATGCCGGTTTGCCGGAAACGGCAGGACGGGATGGCGTGGCTGGTTTTGCCTGCGGTGCAGCGGCGACCTGAGCGGTGCCAGCCTTGGGAGCTACGCCCATTAGCCGGGCATAGTCCTTGTGGTCTGGCTCGATCACCTGCTTGATGGTGTTGCGGTACTCGCCCTTGTTGTCTTTCTCGACATCGATGCGGGCGACGAACTCGATGCCGTCCAGCGCGCTGAAGCTGCCGATGCGGCGGGCGTTCTGCGCATCATTCGACTGATCGGAGGGCAGCACGCCATAGGCCGAGTTGAGCGCAGCGCGGATGAAGGTGCGCCCCATGTTTGCCCAAGCATCACCCTTGGGGGAGTGCAGGCCGATGTTGCTCCACAGCTTGCGCTTGGCGAACTCGCCCTCCAGTACCACGAACTCGGCGGCAAGATAGATCGAGCCGGTATCGAAACTCTCGGTGGCATAACCATCGGTCCAGCCGCGTGCGGCGTCATCAAAACCGCCCGGCTTGATCGTCATGCGCACCTTGGTCAGCGTCCCCTTGGGGATCAGGTCGAAAGAGGTTTGTTGCTCGGCGTCGTTGAAATCGTTCCAGTTCATGCTCATGATTTATTCCTTGTCAGATTGGGTAGTGGTGGCTGCGCACTTGGCGATCAGCCGTCCGAGGTGGGGTTCTTCCTGCATGTCCAGATGACCGGAACGGTCCTTGGCCGGGAATCCCCATGGGTTGAGGGTGTGGCAGATGAAGGCGCGGTAACTGCTGCCGTCGTCGGCCTTGAGTTCGGCAAGTGTGGCGACCTCGTCGACGATGCCGGGCAACTCGAGCGCGGTTTTGCTGCCCTCGATCTGCGGCACGAACACCTTGCGGTTGAAGTCGTCGATCTTCTCGTCCAGGATGGCGACGAACACCACGTTCTTGCCTCGTGCGTGCTGCAGGTGGGTGAGCGCGGTGATCATTTCCTGCCCGAGCAATCCGTATGCGCCCCGGCTGTCCGGCTTGCCGGTGCGCTCGGAATACGCGGCAGGTTGTGCCTTGGCCCAGGTGAAGCACAGGCGGGACAGCGCCGTGATCGAATCGCAGAAGTAGGTCTCGTACTTGTCGAGTTGTGCCGGGTCGCCGTAGGCCTGGCAGACATGGTCGAAGTGCGCCTGCGAGAACGGCTGATCGGCAGGCAGTGCCGGGTTGGGACCGGCGAGGAATACCACCAGATCGCGGAATTCCGGCCAGGTGCGCGGACGGATGGTGTCGCCCGACCACTCGGCCACGGCCAGATCGCCAGCCTCCAGGTCGATGAACAGCGTGATGTCGGTGCCCAGCGTTTTGAGCTGGGAGGTTTTGCCGATGCCGCTCTTGCCGAGCAGGGTCATCTTCACGCCACGCTTCTCGGCGCGGCGCTGGTCGGCGGAGATGATGGGCAGGCTCATGCTGCACCTCCTTCCACCAGTGCCAGACGGAAGCTGGGCTTGCCGGGTTTGACGGTGCGTGCTGCCTCGAATTGTTCGCGCAGAGTGGATGGCCAGTTCTTGAAACGGCTTTCAGACACGGAGTAATCGACGTCGATGAAGTCGGAAACGTTCTCTCCGGCGGCAGTGATGCGTTCTGCCATCTCGGCCAGACGCTTCTGATCCCACGAGACACGTTTGGGCAACTCGTAGGTCACTTGCAGCGCGCCGTCATCGATATGCGTCACGCCGAAATAGCGTCCGGATTCCTGCAAGGACTGCCGGGCCTGCTCGCCGTAGCGTTGCTCCAGCGCGGTATTGAGCCGGTCACGCGACTGCTTGATCCAGGTCGCCAT